GAATGGCTTGCGGGTTTTTTCTTTGCTGCGACCACCTTGGTGTCACGGCCCGCCATTGTCGCGCCTGTTGCCCAGCCCCCGCGGCCTGATGACCAAAGCCCGCAAAGCCGATTGCCCGAAACCGGCAAATGGCCCGCACCCCCGGCACGCCCCGCACCATGCAAACCGCAGGCCTGCCATCGCGGGCCATCAGATTCGGCCCAATCTGCAAAACCGCACTCCAGACCCAGAACACACTCATGCAGAAACCAACTGTAGGGGGGTGCCAGCTTCTGGACAAAGGACGCATGAACGGGTCTGAGACCTAGTCATATGAAATACTTCAAGAAAAGCACTTTATCCGAAGTAAATCGACCGGAATGAGACCGCAGGATGGCGTGGTTTTCTGCAGGAAACTGACGCTTTAGACCGCAATATCTTGCAAAGACCATGCAATATGACCGCAGTCTGCCGCAGCAGGCTAACAACCTAGAAACATTGAGAGATTTCGAAGGCAATCGCGGAAGATTTGCACACGGCAATGCGACACGGTTCACCAGCTTATGGACGAAGGTGGAAAATGGCTTTCCACCTTATCGCAGCAAGCGCACACTGAGAGAAAACCATTATATTACATGAGATTGAATAGGGTTTTCTCGGAGATGTCGCATTGCCAAGGTGGAAAGCTGAAAATGCTCAGTTTGCGCTGATCAGCAACTCCGCCCTGCCCTCCCTCGCCTTGCCGCCGCCTGCGACCGTGTAGGTGGTCGATACATCTTCGATCACCGCCCAAGCGAACAGATCGCGGATCTCTGGCACGTCGTTGATCGACATCAGGAATCGCCCCTGGATACGCTGCAGGGCATCGGCAAGCCGCTGGAAGTCGGCCCTTGCGAACATCTGGCGACCGTAGTCATCCTCGCAGCCCCAGTAGGGCGGATCGAGGTAGAACACGGTGCCGGTTCCATCGTAGCGCGGGATGAAGTCGGCCCAGTCCAGGCATTCGATCACCACCCCGGCCAGGCGGGTATGGAGATCCTCGAGCATCGGCTCCAGCGTGATGAGGTTGAAGCGGCCGGGGCGATCCTTGCTGACGCCGAAGTTGCGCCCGCTGACCTTGCCCCCAAACGCGGTGCGCTGAAGGTACAGGAACCGGGCAGCGCGTTCGAGATCGGTCAGGGTGTCAGGATTGGTTTCGACCAAACGGTTGAACTCTGCCCGCGTGGTCAATTGGAAGCGCAGCACCTCGAGAAACTGCGGATAGTGGCGCTGCAGGATGCGGAACAGGTTGGCGATGTCCCGCCCCTTGTCATTGATCACCTCGGCCCTGGGCCGGGCAGAGCGGCGCAGGAAGATACCACCCATGCCGACAAAGGGCTCGGCATAGGTCAGGCAGGGCGTGGCGTCGAGGCGAGCGCAGATGCGCTTCGCAAGGTTGCGCTTGCCACCCAGCCAAGGGGCGACGGGGCTGGTAGGGGGGACGGGCGTCATGGGTTCTCCAAGGTCAGGAATGGAGAACTTAACAGGAACAATCGTCTACGTCAGGCGCTTTGCATGACGAAAATCCTATACATGCCCACGATCAAACCACTCTGGATGCGCCTGCAAGGCTCTTCGGTGTGAATGACATCGATAGTCGCAGCGGCAATGGTCGCTATTACATCCGTCAAGGGGTAGCGGAGCCAACTCTGCATGAGATATCCACCGCCCATGCAAGCTAGATGCAACGCTGCAGCAGCCATCTTCGATAATAAATTCGATATACGGCGTCATGCGGCAGAGGTCTGGCTCTTTCATCTTTGCAATCCGATCAGGCCAATATGTCTCGCGATGAACCCTGTTGAGAATGGTGTGAATGAGCCATCCGAGATTACTACCTTCAACGCGGGCCTGTATATCAACCTTAATGTAGCGCCCCTCTGCGGTCTGTCTGGTCAAGTCGCAGAGTTCACCTACGGACAGATCGTGCTTGTATGGGCAAACGCGCAGGGCCTCGGTGGCAAGAGGCCAGATGTCATAATCCCAACTTTGGAATCGGATAACGTAGCTTCCCAAAGAAGTCATGGTGTCCTGCAAAAGTACACGACCCGCCCCACAACACGCAACTCGTCTACCGCATCGGGCCCGAAAGTTTCTACGGGGTAGTTTTCGTCTAAGTTGTCAGAAACGAGTTCAAGCCGACCGTCCATGCGCCAGCGGGCGCGCTTGACAAGAAGCTGGTCGCAGACGTTGAAGACATAGATGCACCCGTGCGCGACGTCGCGCTGACTGTGATCAACAACCAGGATCGACCCGTCAGGAATGGTCGGCTTCATGCTGGTTCCGCGCGCGAAAATAATAGAGCACCGCTCCGGGTTGCCACCCTGGTCACGCAAGAACTTCCGGTCGAAGGCAATCACATTGTTGGCTCGCTCCGAGATGGGTACGGCGCCCGGCCCGGCAGAGGCCTGCACATCTGAAAACACTGGCAGCCGCACAAAGTTAGGATGATCGAGGTCACTAGAGCCTATTGCCCGCAGCTGCCCCTCGGCGCCACGGACCTGGAACGGCTCTCCGTCCCCTGTGATGAGCCAGTTCATGTCCACATTGCAGCGTTCACTATAGTGCCGAAGAACGTCGGCATCTGGCGTTCGTTCGCCGCGCTCGTAATGCGCAAGAGTGTTCTTACTAATCCTAACAAGGTTGGCGAACTCATCGCGCTCCACATCGCCTAGGCTCCTGCGGACCTGCCTCAAACGCTCTGCCAACGGTGTTTTCGGTTCTATTTCTGGCCTGGCCACAATTTCAATCATTAAACCACATTTGCGCTTCCCTATGCTTATGCGGTGCGCTGCTGTGCACCGCGATTGCGTTTCAAATCTCAACAAAAGGCGGACCGCGCCAACGGTCCGCCGCTGCTGGAGGAAAGCCCGTGGGAAAACAGACCTGGTCGAAAGCCAGGATCAAGTGTGCCCTTGAGGAACGCGGCATGACCCTGACAGGTCTGGCCGAACTCAAGGGGATCGATCCCCGCAATTTCCGGGCCGTCTGGTCGCGGACGGTGCGGCCCGCCGAACAGGCCATTGCCGAGTTTCTCGGTGTACCCGTCGCCGAACTGTTCCCGGACCGCTATCCCATCAGAAAGTCCTCGCTCCTTTCTAAGGAGAATGAGGCGCGGATTGCGAGTCAAAAAGCGGCTCGTGACGCTGACAAGAGGGCCGCGGCATGATGGCTGTCCTGTCGAAAATCATGGCTGATCCTGACAGCCTGCAAGATGCGATCGGGGCCTTCGGGCTGATCGGACTGGTGTTCCTGGGCTGCTTCGCGGGCGAAACGGCTGGCTGGTGGGGGCGTTGATGGGCTGGATCCTGTTCTGGGCCTATGTTGCCGCCGCCTTCATCACCGGGGCGCTGATCCTGGTTGCCTGCCACAAAGACGGAACCAAGACCGAGCTGCGGCAACTGGCCTTCTTTTCCGCTGCCTGGCCGATCTTCTGGATCGCCGCCATCGTTCTGGCGCTTAGACCCGCTGAGGAGGGCGAAAAATGAACCTCTGGGACGCGATCTGCATCCATGCCTGTTACCGCCGCTGGAACCCCATCAGTCTGATCCTGTCTGATCGCTGGGTGATCGACGTCTATCGCACCTATGGCATGACCTATCCCGGCTGGCGGGCGCTGCGCGACTGACGCGCCCGCCCAAGCCCCAGAAACTGCAGCAATACAGGCGCAACATGCCCGAAATACTCGAACTCCCGCTCGCCTCGATCGAGGTGGGCACTGACCGCGCACGCGATCTTGATCCCTTCTGGGCCGATGGCCTGGCGGCGATCATCGCGGCGCAGGGGCTGATGGTCCCGATCCTGGTGCGGGCCATCGGCGATGGCCGCTACCGACTGGTTGCCGGTCTGCACCGGCTGGAAGCCTTCCGGCGGCTGGAACGGGGCACGATCCCGGCCCAACTGTCTGAGGCAGCCAGCGATGACGAGGCGCGGCTACAGGAGGTGATGGAAAACCTCGGCCGGGCTGAACTGATCGCCCTGGACCGCTGCCATCACCTTTACGAGCTGAAGCAGGTCTGGGAGCGGATGCACCCCAGTTTCGCCAATGGCGGCGGGAACCAGAGGGGCGGTGGGAAAAGTTTTCCCACCGATGCGGGCGAAGTGTTCGGCTTCGCTGCCAGCGTCGCAGAACGCATCGGCCTGTCGAAGCGCGCGATCAATCTGGACGTCAAAATCTGGAAAGGCCTCTCCCCCGCCAGCCGTGTGACACTGGTCGGCACCGATCTAGCAACCAAGCAGACCGAGCTGAGGGCACTGTCGGAGGAGAAGCCTGCCCGGCAGGCGAAGATCCTCGAATTAATCCTTGGTGACATGCACCCCATCAACAACGTCGCACAGGCGATTGCCTTTCTGGACAGCGGCAAGGTGCCGACGGCCCATGAAAAGACTTTCGTCAAGGTCAGCGCCACTCTGGCTGCGCTGGATGACGAGACCTTTGATGCCGTGGTGTCGGCCAATGAGGAGCGCGTGATTGCCACCCTGAAACGTCGGGGCCGCATCTGATGACCAACAGTGAAAAGCTCATTCGTCATCCTCAGCGTCATCCGGGTGGGGAAACGGCGATGGGGTCGGAAATGGCCAGTCAACCTCTTCGCGGCTGTGTGGGGCAAGTAGAACTTGCTCAGCCTCCGCAATCATCGAGCGATATGACCCGCCTGTCCGAAGGTGAATTTCGGCTGCGTCGATCACCGCAGATGCCTCAAATGCCATCTGTGCAGCCGCCGCAATTGTCCAGAACCGCGCTTCAACGGGCAGCTTGTCCAGATGCTTCAGTCGAGGCTTCGGCTGAGCTGTCGCAACTTTGCGAACAAGCTCGACGTTATCGCGCCGAAACTCGCAGACTGTCAGGGCTGAGGATGCGGACAGGCTGGCAAGAAAGGGCCCGTATGCTTCGTCGCGCAGCAGGGCTCGAAGCTCTTCACCGATATTGTAAGCAGCTCTGGAATAGCTGGAAAGCGACATGGGAGGTCTTTCTGTGTCTGGTGGCGGGTGAGTCGCCGGAAACTGTAAAGCCGTGTTCGCCTTTGGTCATGCGGCTTTACCGCCTCCGCATCGGGGGTCGCATCTGATCATGGCGCGCCACCGCGACCCCCTCACGAAAGACCTGTTCGCCTGGCAGCCGCCCCAGATCGGGGTTGGCTACAGCGGCGAGGTCACGGGGCGCGGCCCGCTGGACAACAAGATCGCCCGGCTTGTCAGCCATGCCCTGCGCGATGCGCGCGAGGATGGTGTCAGCCGGGCAGAGGTGGCGCGGCGCATGTCGGCCTATCTCGGCCGATCAATCAGCGAGGCGATGCTGAACAAGTGGTCTTCCGAGGGGTCGGAGGATCACCGCATCCCGCTCGAGGCCTTCATCGGCCTCGTGCAGGCCACCGGCAACAAGCAACTGCTAGGCTTTGCGCCCGGCGAATTCGGGCTGACCGTGATCGAAAGTCAGTATGCGGAATTGGTCCGGCTGCATCTGCTGCGGGAAAAACGTCAGGAAATTGAAGCTCAGGAGCAGGCGATCATGGCGCGCCTGAAGGCCGGACGATGAACGGACAGACATATTTCACTGCCGCCGAACTGGCGGAAATCGCCAAAACGGGCGGGCTTATGAACTTTCCCCACACTAAGCAGGGGGTAAATGCTCTGGCGGCGCGAGAGGGCTGGAACGCCCTACCATCTTCGCGCAAGCGCGGGGGCACCAAGGGCGGTGGCGGCATGGAGTACCACTTCCAGGTGCTGCCGGAAGCCCTGCAGGCACTGATCGCGGGGCTGCAGATCAAGGCCGGGCTGATCGCCCGCCACGACCTTGAGGCAGAGCGTGACCGGAGACAGCTTGCCGCTATCCGCACCTCGGCCTTGTCGGCGGAGGCGCGAGCCGCGATGGATGCACGTGCAGAAATTCTGCTCTCGATTGACGGATATGCGATCTCGCAAGGCAAGACCCGCGCTTGGGCCATCGCTCAGTTTCTGGATGCTCTGACGGCATTTGTAACCCGTCAGGTAGTCGAGCAACGTCGCGATGCAGGCGAAATCCTGACGGATCGCGAGGCCACCTCGTTGACCGTGCCGCTGCTTCTGACGTCGCAAGATGGATTTCACCTGGATCCTGCTCGCATCGCAAAAGCGAATGACCGATCCGCCGCGCCAGTCATCAAGCGCAGCGCTCTTTACGAGTGGTTCAAGGCGCGGGACGAGCGCGGGGTCATCGCACTAGCCCCCGCTGCGACAAAAGAGGTCCAGCCGATCCCTGCTGCCTTTGCAGACTTCCTGAAGTTCTATGCCCGACCGTCGAAGCCGACAATTGCGGATGCACACGGCGAATATCTGAAAGCTGCGGCAGCTGTCGATGTCTTGCAGCGGATGCCTCTGACGCTTTCCCAGGTGAAGTACATCCTGCGGGAGCGGATGAACAATATCGAGAAACAGGTTGGCCGCGAAGGCCTGCTGACACTGCGGTCGCGCTTGGCCTACGTCACCCGCACCACGGACGATATGTGGCCGACGACCATTTACACGGCCGATGGCAAGACCTTCGACGCAGAGGTTGCTGATCCGGTCACAAAGCGACCGATCCGACCGGAGATTACAACTGTTCTGGATGTGGTCACGCGCAAGGTGGTCGGCATCTCGCTGGCACGCTCGGAAAATCAGAGGTCAGTGGCCGAAGCGCTTCGGAACGCCTGCGTGGCTTCCGGTATCCCGGCCATTTTCTATGTGGACCGTGGCCCAGGCTATCGCAACCAGGCGCTGGATGCAGATGTCAGTGGCCTCATGGGTAGGCTGGGCATCACGAAGATGCATGCTGCTCCCTACGGTTCGCAGGCCAAGGGTCGGATCGAACGGCCGAATGCCACAATCTGGGACACTCTGGCCAAGCGGTTCACGACCTATATCGGCGCGGACATGGACAAGGAGGCTGGGCAGAAGGTCCACAAAATCACCCGCCGCGAACTGAAGGAGTTTGGCGAAAGCCGCCATCTGCCAACCTGGGAAGAATTTGTGCGCCTCGCCTGGGCCATGGTCGAGGAGTACAACAACAAGATCCACACCAGCCTGCCGAAGTTCGAGGATCCGCAAAGCGGGAAGACGCGGCACATGACGCCCAACGAGGCTTGGGCTGCGCATGTAGCAGCCGGTTTCGAGCCGGTGCCGGTGGATCAAGCCGAAGTCGATGACCTCTTCCGGCCCTATGAAATCCGCACCGCGAGCCGCAGCGAAGTCCAGTGGAATGGCAACAAGTTCTTCCACGAGGCGCTGGAGGCTTACCATCAGAAAAAGGTCATGGTCGGCTACGACTACCATCAGGCCGACCGTGTCTGGGTGCGCGAATTCGACCGTGACAGTGGCCAGCCAGGCCGCCTGATCTGTGTGGCTCGCTTCGGCGGCAACAGCGAACGCTATGTCCCGCTGTCATTTGAGCACGCAGCAATCGAGAACCGTGCCAAAGGCCGTCTGCGCAGGCTGGATGCGAAGCGCGAAGCTATCGAGGCCGAGCGCGACGGCCTGCTGCAGATCGAGTTCGAAGGGACCGAGGTCGCAGATTTCATTGAGACGGCACCCACGCCAGAGCCTGCCGAGGTTGCCCTGGTGATCAACAATGCCAGCGAAGCCCCGCCTGCCGTCCGCCGCCGGGTCTTCGCCTCGGATGCCGACTTGGCAGTCTGGGCGCTGGCAAATCCACACGAAGTATCTGCCCGCCAGTTGGAGGTGCTGCGGGACTGCATGGCGCGGTCCAACGCGCGTGAACTGTTCAGATTGTCCGGCGTCGACACGGAGGCGCTTCGAACCCTCCTCCGTGCCGCTGCCTAAGAAACGTCAGGAATGAGGAGAGCATAGACCATGAGAGACACTTTTGTCGAGACGAGCAACTACCGCAAGTTCATGGCGGCCCTGACCAAGGTCGACGAACGCGGTGCCGAAGAGGCCTGCATGGTGGTGATCGACGGCAAGCCGGGCCTCGGCAAGACCGCGACCATGGCGCGGTGGGTCAGCCAGACCCAGAGCATCTATCTGCGGGCACAGCGCTGGTGGGATCACGGTGACTTTGTCCAAGAGCTGCTGGCCAATCTGTCGG